CAATCAACGCCATTCGCTGTGCGTATTCCTTGGTACGACCTAGCATGCTCTCCATTCGGGACTGATCCAATATATCCATTTGATCGAGTAATTTGCGTTCGTATGTACACAACATTTCCCGGCATTCTGGTGCAAACGGAATTAGAATGGTTCCGGGTGCTGTTTCGGAATTGATTTTATCGGCGATAGGCATTCCTCGATTGTGAGGTTCTGAGTCGTCTGCGCGGGACACATCGCGCATCCATTCGGTCAATTCTGATGGAACAGGTATATCCAAAACGTAATTGCTGACTTCACGCGGCAAAAGACTTTCAACAATCACAAAGCGTCCTAGAAAACCATCAGTGATATAATGGCTGTTCAAATTTTCATATAACGATCTAGGTGTAGTCATGCCCAACAACACCAAACCTGGATGATGAACTTCTCTATTGCGATCAAATCCTTCGACTTGTTTTTCGGTCATTCCAATCTTGGAATATCCAGGTAATCGCAATGTGCCTCCACATCGGCCTGACGCTTCCATTATTTGCGTCTCTGCTCCAAGCAAGTGAGCATTACCTGATGTATGGCTGCTTTGTAGCATCCGTCCCAGTTCGTCGATCACTGCAATATGACGCGGTTGTTGTATCAATGCGGAGAACACACCGGATGCTGAAGTGTAGCCAGATGGCCCAATCAGATTGGTCAAGTCGGCTGCTTCCAACAATTGCTCAATTACTGTCTTGGCGTGCTCCTTACCAGTTGCCGATTGGCTGACGTTTAAAAAATACATCGACGCATAATTTTTTTGATCGGTCATGTAAAGCCGAGAAGCCAGTACAGATAACAACGCCAGTGCGGTCTGTATCGCAAATTGAGGTTGAGATTTTGGAGCTGTGTTATTGTAAAATTTAGCTATCGCTCCAAGCCAACCTGGAGGACTGAGCAAATGTTCAGGAACATCGCTAAGCGGTCCTTTTTTACGTTTTAGCCGTGACGGCATTATTCCATCGGCTTGACTACCACCTTCAGCTTGTTGCTCCTCGGTTTGGAGATAACGTGGGTCTTCTTCAATCGGATCGCGCGGTTTAGCCGCTGCGCCTTTGGTGGCAGATTTAAGAGTGTTTGTTATTTCCTTCTTTGGTAATCCGATCAACAACGCAACTCGTGTCACTTCGATAACGATATATTGACGATTTAAATCGCCACGATCGGCAAGTTGAAACAACGCAAAAAATACTTCGTTGAGCACAACATTTCTGTTGCCTTCTGTGGTTAATGCCAAGCGACCTAATTCACGCTGTATGGCCGACAACCCATATGGTGTACCAAGCCAACCTTCTTCGTGCGAAGCGTAAGCGTGTCCATTAGGCTTTGACGTCGCGTGTTCCGGTGGCCGCAAATCGTCCGGCCACGGTGGCTGAAAACCGAAATGCAAATTTGCATCGTATAGTATGACGTAGCCGCCTTCGCCGCGCGTATCGACGCCGTCGGCAATGCGACCGGCCGTGTTGCCGGGCGAGCCTTCGGCTGCGAAGAATAAATGTGCACCGCCGGACGGTGTGCGTTGCCATGTGTTGGAACGCGTCTCGTAATCCGGCACGGATGCAAAACCGTTGTGACCGTGTTTCACATCGAGGTCGAGGACGGAAAATCCGTTGCACAATCCTGTGGGTGCACCGATCAACGCATCGGGCCAATGTGTCCACCAACGACGAACGGTTGCAAGGTCGGTCGTAGCGTCCTTGAAACCGTGTTGCGTCAGAGGTTGTTTGTCAGCGTTGCACGGGAAGACGGCAACACCTTGTCGCGCATGATTAAGTGCTGCTTCAAGATTGTTCATTCCCCAACACGCCTAAAACACGAATGATCTGGCTACCGATTTAACAGTGTTAGTGAAACACTCAACATTTTCTTCCTTTTTTGAATGTTCTTTGAACTCAAAAAGAAAAGCCATTGACAACGCGTTCGCGACAACTTCACGATCTTCGTCTTTTATTACATTCAAAATTTTTGAATGTAATTTTTGCATTCTGTTTGATTGTTGACGGGTCATCATCATCCCACCGCCTTTCGTCCGTTGACACGTCGTTCGCCCATATATTGCGACAACACAACAACCGTTCGATAATTGCAGTTCGGCTTGCCGCGACGAATGTTGTACAGCGTCGCGAAGCCTAGCTTGGTTTCTTTTGCGACGGTCAACACATCCACTGTCGCAAGCCACGCAGCAATTTGCTCAAGCGGAATGAGCGGCATCGGCTTCTTGGGCATTTCATATTTCCTTGGAAGTTTAACGCGAAAATAGTTATTGCACGATACAAAAAAATGTGCAAGGCTTGCATCGTAGAAAGAAATAGCGAGAGAATGAATGTCCAACGTTGCCCCGCTAGCACGTGCGTGGCTTGACGCTAAGGCTGCCGAACAAGCCGCTGTCGCCACTCGCATCTCCATTGAAGCTCAACTAGCCGCTGCGCTTGGCACTCGTGCTGAAGGCAGCGAGACCCATCACGTGCCCGGCTATCGCATCACGCTGACGCAACCTGTCTACCGAAAGGTGGATGAAGCTGCGTGGAAGCGAGTGGCTGCACACTGCCCACCTTTTCTGAAGCCGGTGAAGCTTCGTCTCGAAGCTGACGCTACTGGCATCAAATGGTTGATGGCGCACGAGCCCGCCGTGTGGAGACGCATCGCCGAGGCGTTCACGACGACGCCAGGGAAGGTTGGCGTTAAAATAGAAGAGGAAGTAAAATGACTCAATCCAGCTATTTTGTTTTTCGCGATGAGAAAAAGCATTCGGTGCGCTACGACGCCGTCGCTGCACCGGATGTTGATGATATCGCGTCGTCCATCTACATCTCCAAAGCCGTTCTTACTCGTCCCTATCCTACCCGCATCAAACTCACATTCGAGGTAACTGATGGCAATTAACCTATCCCAACTATCCAAACCAGACGCCAACCGGCCCGTCATTATGACGCTGTTCGGCGAAGGCGGCGTCGGCAAGACTACGCTCGGCGCCATGTTTCCGTCGCCGGTGTTCATACGTACCGAGGACGGCACCGCATCGCTGGTTGGCAACGACGATGTAAAGCTGTTCCCGTTGGCCACCAGTAGCCAAGATGTGCTCGACGCTATCCAAGCGTTGGCCGAAGAGGAACACGCTTACCAAACCTTGGTGATCGACAGCATCACCCAACTCGGCGCCATGATCGAACACGAAATCGTTGCCCAGGACGGCTCCAAGTCCATCAACCAAGCTGCAGGCGGCTACGGCGCCGGCTACAGCGCCGCGGCCGAACGTCATCGCATGATACGCGAATGGGCTGGAGCACTGGCTTACGAAAAGAATATGTCGGTGGTGTTCATCGGCCACGCCGACACCGAAACGCTAGACCTGCCCGACATGGACGCCTACAGCCGCTACACCATTCGGCTGCACAAGAAGAGCGTTGCATCGTATGTCGACAACGTCGATCTGGTCGGATTCATTCGACTGAAAACTATCCTGCGCAACGACGCACCGTCTGCCAAGAAAGGCAGCGGACAGAAGAAACGCGCCATCTCCACTGGCGAGCGGGAAATCATCTGCTTCCCCACTGCCGCTAACGTGTCGAAGAACCGCTTCGGCATCACTGCCCCACTCGAATGGGATTTGGATCGAGGTAACCCGTTCGAATCGTATCTCCCCAAGTAACGAAAGGAACGACCAATGGATTTGACTGGATTTGATGCCAACACCGTCGAACCGAATGCGCCACGCGAAATCTGGCCAGCCGGTTGGTACAAGGGTGTCATCGTTGAGAGCGAAGAAGTCGCCACCAAGGCGCAGACCGGTAGTTTTCTTCAGCTCAAGATCGAGTGTGTCGAAGGCCCCATGCAAGGTCGCACGCTGACCGATCGGCTTAATCTGAACAACCCGAACGAGGTGGCCGAGAAGATCGCGCAAGGTACGTTGTCGGCGATCTGTCGCGCCGTTGGCGTGATGGTGCCGAAGAATAGCAGCGACCTGCATGACAAGCCGCTGATGTTCATGGTCAAGGTTCGGCCGGCACAAGGCGAGTATGGGCCGCAGAACGAAGTGGCCGGCTATGAAGACGTGAAGAAAAAGAAGGCTGGGCCGAATGGTCCGGCGCCTGTAGCAGCGGCTGCGGCAGAGCCGGAGGCTGCGCCGGCTGGTGCAAAGACGCCGCCGTGGCGGAAGGGTAAGAAGTGATGCACTGGTTGCCCCTCTCGCGAGTGGCAACCTGTTTTTTCGATATTGATGCAACCACAAAGGAACCTGAAATGCCGCAAGCTGTAGAGACAAGCGAGAAGAATACGCAAGTCGCAAGATCGCTAGCCGTGCTTATTCCGCTCATCAACTCCGATTTGAAAAACGCCAAAGAGGCAGCACAAGCTGCGAGTGTTCCTTATTATCGTGCCGCTGGCGAAAAGATGATTGAGGCAAAGGCGCAACTAAAGCACGGGGAGTTTTCCTCATGGATTAAACGTCACTTTAAAATTACGGCAAAGCACGCGTCGTTATATATACAATACGCCATTGCAACTAGAACTAACCAAAAGTTAGCGCCTGCGCCAACTTTTGAAAGTCTAGATGATTTTCGTCGTCG